GAGTATCTGGATGACCTAAACGAGGGGAATGCACCAACAAACGTGTGGTATGCTTTAACCACCAAGGGATACGAGAATCTTTCTACCAATATGGCAGAAGTAAAAAGATATTTAAGGCAAACACTTAATATTTTAAAATACTATCGAGAATTGGATAAAGAGGAGCCTGAAGCTAATGAGTGAGCAGTTAAAAGAAATGCTAAGAAGGCATGAGGGTGTGCGAAACTTCGTTTATGTGTGTAGTGAAGGCTATGAAACAATAGGTGTGGGCCGAAATATCGCTGATTCTGGGTTAGGTCTTTCTGACGATGAAGTTGATTACCTATTGGACAACGACATTAAACGTGTAAAAGACGAATTAAATGATGAATATTATTGGTTTGGTGGGCTTAATGAAGCAAGACAACACGCCATGATAGACCTTTCCTTTAATCTTGGTCAGACCAGATTGAGAGGGTTTAAAAAGGCTCTTGATGCTATGGCTTCTGAGGACTTTGATACAGCCGCCGATGAATTTATGGACAGTAGGTGGGCGGAACAAGTTAAAGGTCGCGCACCAGAAGTTACTGAAATGATTAGAACAGGGGAATATTCGTAATGTCTCTCCAGAAGTTATCCTTTAAACCCGGAGTTAATCGAGAAAACTCCCGCTATACAAGCGAAGGCGGGTGGTACGAGTGCGATAAAGTACGTTTTCGTCAGGGCACACCTGAGAAAATAGGGGGTTGGGAACGAATATCTAGTGAAACCTTTCTTGGCCTATGCCGGAAGCTCTTTGCATGGATAACATTAACAGGGCAGAAACTTCTAGGGGTAGGGACTAACCTTAAATATTACATAGAAAAGGGGGGTTCTTACTACGATATTACCCCTTTACGCGCTACTGTCTCTCTCACCAATCCTTTTACCACAGTCTCTGGTTCGGCTGTAGTTACAGTAGCAGACGCTGCTGGGGGCTATATTGACGGCGATTTTGTTACATTCAGCGGTGGTTCTGCGATTGGCGGGATAACCATTACGGGTGAGTTTCAGATCACTAAAGATACAAGCGCCAATACCTATACGATTACCTTTACTTCCGCCGCTTCTTCGTCTGTTTCTGGTGGAGGCGGCTCTGTAACAGCTAAGTACCAGATAAATGTTGGCCCTGAAACTTGGGCACCGCTAGTCGGATGGGGTGCAGGGACTTGGGGGGCAAGCACATGGGGTGTGGGGGGTACTTCTACGGATTCATTCAGGCATTACAGCCAAGGTAATTTCGGTGAGGATTTAATTTTTGGGCCTAGAGGCGGTGCGCCTTACTATTGGGACACAAGTACTAAGACATTAGGGACAGATAGAGCGGTAGCCTTGTCTGCTATTAGTGGGGCATCTAACGCGCCTACTATCCAGAATTTTATAAGTATTTCAGATATTAACCGTTTTGTATTCTGTATGGGGGTTAATGCACTAGGAAGCTCTACATTAGACCCTATGCTGGTTCGTTGGTCAGACCAAGAAGATGCGGGTAATTGGACACCTTCTGCTACTAATCAAGCGGGAAGTTTACGTTTATCACAAGGAGCCGAGGTTATTACAGCGGTTCAAGGAAGACAGGAAGTACTTATCTGGACAGATATTGCCCTTTATTCTTTACAATATGTTGGAGCACCAATCGTATGGGGAGCGCAGTTATTAGGTGATAACGTGTCCATTGCTTCTCCTAATGCAGCCACTTATGTCAACAGTATTGCTTTCTGGATGGGTATAGGAGGCTTTTATAAGTACGATGGTCGGGTTCAACCTTTAAGATGTGACGTAAAGAAATACGTATTTAATGATTTTAATACGGAACAGTACACTCAGGTCTTTTCAGGAACTAATGAAGGTTATGGGGAAGTATGGTGGTTCTACTGTTCTAGTGATTCAACCACTGTTGATCGTTATGTAGTCTATAACTATGAACAAGACATCTGGTACTACGGCACAATGGCACGTAGTGCGTGGCTAGACTCTGGGTTAAGGGATTACCCCATTGCTGCAACATACACTAAGAACTTAGTAGACCATGAACGAGGGCTGGATAACAAAGAAACAGCTACTCCTGCGGCTATTTCAGCGCACATACAGTCTGCCCAGTTTGACCTAGAAGATGGGCATCAGTTCGCCTTTATACACCGCATACTGCCCGATGTGACGTTTGATGGATCGACTGCGGATAATCCTGTTGTTGATTTCTCACTATACCCTCTACAGAATTCAGGTGCAGGGTATACCTCACCCGCATCAGAAGGGGGTTCCAATTCAGGTACAGTAACTCGTACAGCTACTTCTCCTATTGAGGCGTTTACTTCACAGTTAAATGTAAGAGTACGAGGGCGGCAAATGGCTGTTAAAATAGAATCCAGCGCAGAAGGTGTAGCATGGCAATGGGGTGCTCCACGGCTTGATATGCGCCCAGATGGGAGAAGATAATGGCTACCGATACTACTCGCTACAGTATAGATTTTGTTGCTCCACAGCTTCCTCTAGCTCCTATACAGTATGATATGAATGCTTTTAATCAACTTAATGGTATACTCAGCATCTACTTTAACCAGCTTGATAATGGCTTACGACAAGCCTCTACGTCCCCTCAAGCTGAAGCAGCAGGGTGGTTTTTTAGCTAATGGCTCATAACTACAAAAATGCAAAAGCAGACCTTACAGCTACCACAGCAACCACACTATACACTTGCCCTTCGGCTACCACTGCCATTGTTAAGTCAATATTGGTTTCAGAAGATTCCGGTAATGCCGACACAATTACAGTAACACTTACTGATTCCTCTGCCGCTGTGTTTAGTTTATTCAAGACCAAAGCCATAAGTGCCAATACTACTGTTGAACTATTAACAGCACCGCTAGTAGTAGAAGAGTCTGAAATTGTAAAAGTTACCGCTGCCACCGCTAATCGTCTGCACGTAACCGCTAGTTTTCTGGAAGTTAGCTAATGTCTCAAAGTTCAAACGATAAATTTGCTCCTAATTGGCAAAAAAACCAATATTGGAGTAATCGTGATAGCTATTATGAGCCTGAAAGCGGTGAAGTAGTAGGTAGATGGAACCCCATACGGATGGGGGTGTACGCAGATTGGATTATTAAAAGTATGGGGGCTACCCCTGCTGAAATCCAAGACCATATTGACCGTGTAATTGGAGCGGAAGTAGCAAAATCTAAACCCTTTGTTTTTCTCCCTAACTCAAAAGCAGAAGGGGGAGGTTACTTTGTTGATAAACGTACTGGACAAATACACGATATAGGTACTTGGGGAAAGAAAGTTGCTATATACAACCAAGTAGCAGATGGGAAACTGTCGCAAGAAGAAGCTCAAAAACAACTAGACGGTATGCTGGATGTAAACGGGGATACACGCCCTCAATTTATTGCAAGTGGTTTGAGAAGACAATGGTTAAACGATAAAGGTTATGACCAAAATACAATTGACGAATACGAAAGACAGCGCAGAACACTTAAAGAAAAGATAGATAACGGAGAAATAAACAGTAGAGCCGCAGCAGAAGAATGGATTAAAAAAGAATGGTCTAAAGCTTCTGATATTTACGCTCCCAGTAAAGGTTCTACACTTGAACCGGTAATTGGCAGATCAGTAGCAACAGAATTATTAGACGAAGTGCTTGAAACTAAAAACGTGTTAGAAGGAAATAAACCTCCTTATACAGTGGATATATTTAATCCTAGAGATGATGAAATAAAAACCACTACCATTGATATTAGTGAAACACCAAAATCAGACCTTGAAATATTTTTAGATGACAGACATGGAGTAGATAGGGAGGGCAATAAAAAAATAGGTCTTACTCCACCTGAAATGAGAGAAGAACCTGATGAAAAACCCCCAAGACCCCCTGATTTGGAAGATGAGGATTTTGAAAAACCAGACTTAGACATAGGCGAAAAACCTGAATGGCCTGTTTTTGTACCTAAGCCTCCTGTATTTAAAGACCCTACTGAAACAGACAATACGGATAGCAGCAAAGATAGTAGTAAAACAGGTGACCCTAGTAAAACAGATTCTGATGGAGATGGTGTACCAGATGATGAAGATGTTGCCCCTAATGATTCTGAAGTACAAACCCAAGAACAATTAGATGAAAAGAATAAACCTGCTGCCCCAGTAGATACCGATGGGGACGGAATACCAGATAGTGAAGACAAATTTCCTAATGACTCTAAGGAATCAAGAGATACTGATGGTGACGGAGTAGGGGATAACTCTGATGCTTTTCCTAATAATCCTAATGAGCAAAGCGATACAGACGGGGATGGAGTAGGGGATAACTCTGACCATGATCCTAATGATCCTAATGTTACAGAAAAGCCAAAAGCCAAAGTGGATACCGATGGGGATGGTATACCAGATAACACAGACAAATTTCCTAGTGACCCTAATGAATCAGTAGACACAGATGGGGATGGTGTAGGGGACAACTCAGACAAATTTCCTAATGACCCTAATGAGTCAAAAGATACGGATGGGGATGGTGTAGGGGACAGCTCAGATACTTTTCCTAATAATCCTAATGAACAAAAAGATACGGATGGTGACGGAGTAGGTGATAATACTGATCACGACCCTAATAATCCTGATGTTACAGAAAAGCCAAAAGTCAAAGTAGATACCGATGGAGATGGTGTACCAGATGATGAAGATGCTGCCCCTAATGATCCTGAAGTACAAACCCAAGAACAATTAGATGAAAAAAATAAATCTACAGAGCCTGTAGATACCGATGGA